GTACCTTAAACCTCATGCGGATTATCGCGTAAATCCAGCTTTATCCATCTACCCGCATCAGTTGCCAGCCTGATGCGGGACTGGAAACGCCAGGTGCATTGATCCAAGCTGAATTCTCCCTATTACTTAATCGAGAGTCCGACTCCCCACCGTGTGTTTCAGTCCCTCCCATCGTCCCAGAAATGTCATTATATGTCTGTCTTTTAATCAGCTCTCTCTTTAACCGTTTTCTTAATTCCTTTAATCCCCCAGCTGACCTACTAGCATAAAGTAATATCATTGTACAAATCATACTAACCGTTGACACCCCAACTTTTATTCCGCTTTGCTTTTTCATCCAATCGTCTATTGACTCGTGCCATTCTGTCACTCCCATAACCCCAAAAATCATTATCGACAAAAAAGCAAAAAATATTTCCACACACACCCATAACCGATATTTAATCGTTGACGTCCTGTACTTTTGCTCCAATCGAGGTATTATCTGCCTGTTCATATAAACCTTTAACCGTCTTGTACTTTCATCTTCATTCAAAGCTTGAGCAGCTGCGCCATAAGCACTTCTTTCTCTTCGGGTAATCTCATCTGTTCCACTTCCTGCACCTAAAGCATTTGACAAAACATCCAAAGCGGTTGTGCGAGCAGTTAAAGCATCTGGTACCGTCAAATTTAACAAAGTTTCTTTCTGTTTAGTCTCTTCGTGAAATACCTTTTCATAGGCTGGTGCGCTGGCAGGAACAACAGTTAGCAGCGGAATTGGATTTTCTCGTTTCACAGGTTGAATAGCAGCATGCATCTTGAGGTTTTTAAC